GGAATAAAGTAATTAGTTATATTAGGGTATGATATATACCTTAACAAAAATAAAAATATGATCATTCAAAAAACATTAGAAGAAGCGTCTTGGGAAGCAATAATGCAACAAGACAAGAAGACTCCCAACCCGGAGATCTTGGAGAAGTACGGAGTAAAAGTTTTTAACAATCAGCCTTATGCTTTAGAGTATTACGAAAAAGTATTTTTAGGTTCAGATCCTGAAAGTAAAGAACCTGTAATTGGTGAAGCTCGTAGAATCTTAACTATCAATTCGGTTAACGATAAAGATATGCTAGTTACATTAAGTGGATTTGTTGAAGCCTCAATTGATATTAGAAGTGAAAAACATTTCTGTTCTTTAATGAACACTACACCAGCTGATTTATTAGAGTGGTTAAAGGAAACTGAAAACAGAGAATCATTTGTTGCTAGTGGTCATACCGTTATCGTTGAAATGATTAAACCGTATGTTAAAGCTTCAATATCAAAAGGACATTCATTAAAAATGAAGTCTGAATTCTTTGGTGAAATTCGTAAACCAACAGCGGCTTATTACGGAAAAATCAAAGAAAAGAATGGTGGAGGATTTATTATTAACGTACAAGGAATTGACGGATTCTTACCTGGTTCATTAGCGGCAACAAATATAGTTCGTGATTTTGACTCAATGTTAGGAAAAGAAATTCCTGTAATGGTTGAAGATTACTTAAAAGAAAGTGACACATTTGTTTTTTCTTATAAGAAATATATTAGTACTGTGATGAACAGTAAAATTAATGAACTTGATTTAGACAAAAAATACGCAGGTACAGTAACTGGAAGTGCGAAGTATGGTGTCTTTGTTGAATTTGACGAACTGTTTACAGGTTTAATTCATACAAGCAAAATGACTCCAGAATTGCATAACAAATTTGTTAAAGGAACATTTAAATCTGGTGACAAAGTTGAATTTTGGATAAAAGAAATTACTGATGATAAAAAATTGATCTTAACTGATGAAGATCCTTCAATTCGTCGTAATCAATTAGAAGAATTCAAAACTGCAAGCCTAGGAAAAATTGTTGAAGCTGAAGTTGTTTCAGTTCAACCGTTTGGTGTACTATTTAAAGTTCAAAAAGATATTGTTGGTTTAGTTTCCCAAAAAGAAATCAAGACCAAGAAAAAGAACTACTCAATTGGAGACAAAGTAATGGTTACAATTGATAGAGTTCACAACGATAAAATTTTCCTTTCACTGCCAAATGAAGATTAAAAAGAACTACTCAAAAGCTGAAGTACTTGACGGAATTAAAATAGGATTCGAGTTTGAATTCTATTCCTCACTTGATGTTTTTGAAACTGCAAAACAATTAGCTAAATATACTAAGAAGAGAGTGGTAGTTCCACTTTCTCTTAGTGATATTTCAAATCCTAAACCACTTTACCATTCACCAGTTACACCAACTGCTGATATCTTTAAACTTGAACCTGATTACTCAGGAGGTAAAAAGATGTGTGAACTTGTAACAGGACCTATAAAATATGCAGATGCCAGAAACATCTTAATTAAAGTTTTTGAGTGGATTCAATCAAATGGTTATACAAACGAAAGATGTTCAATTCACGTTAATATGAGTATTGACGGTGATGTTGTTCCAACTTTATACACAATCCAAAACATAAACATACCGAAGTTTATTCTTTCTTTTGATGAAAACAGAATTTTTGATAAATTTCCTGAACGTAAAGATAGTGTTTACGCAAGAAGTATAAAACAAATCAGACCTAACAGAGTTCTTTTTTATTCGCCAACACTTGAAGATTTTAGTCGTTCAACACTTAATCTTCCGTCTGATGAAAAATATTACGGTGTTAACTTTTTGAAAGCTGAGAAAGGATATCTTGAATATCGTTACTTAGGTGGGAAAGATTATCAAAAGAAAAGTAAGATAATTCTTGACTTAATTGATTATCAAGCTTTGCATTTATTTGACACACTTAACTTTACAGGATTTACTGATAAAGAAAGAGATGACTTTAAAAAGATGATAGATCTTGACAAAAAGATTTATGAAGGCTTTAGCAAATATTCGGAATTCAGAAAGAAATTTCCTGATATTAAAGTTGGTGTTGATATGGTTGACGATCCACAAGTTCTTGAAGCTGTTTGGGGTAATTTGAGAGAGAAATTATATGAATTAATCGTTACAGGTAAAATGTCAAAAGGCGAGTTTAATTACGATACTGAATTAGGACGTTACCAATTGAAGAAAACAAAACTTAAAAACTGTAATCTTTCTGATTTTGAATTTATTAATTGTGAAATAGAAGGTATTATGACAAGATCTTGGTTTTACGAATGTAAAATTAAAAACAGTCGTATAACAGAAAGTGAGTTTTTAAAAGCAAACACAATTGACTTTTCAAAAATTGCTGATAGTGAATTACACGTAGGTAATACTTGTAATGACTGTTACATTGAGAATAAAAAAATGAGTATCAACTGTGAAGTTAATGCTGGTGTTATTCGTAACGGTGAAATTGGTAAATTAGCAAAAATATCAAAAGATACACTTATCGTTGAAGGTCAGCCTGCTGAATCTGGAAACGCTGGAAGTAGTTCTTATAGTGATCCTACTCAAGATAAGAATAATAAGAAAAAAATAAAAGAACAATAATCATGAAGTATATTAAAAAGTTCGAAGATTACGTTGCATCTTTTAAAGATAGCAATCTTCAAAATGACGACGATGAACAATTCAAAAAAGCTGCAAAGGTTTCAACTAATGAAAGCGGATTTGTTATTGAATGTAACGGTAAAAAAGTTACAATTGAAAGTGGAATTGATGAAGGAAACGAAGAAGTTCCAGTTGATGAAATTACTGAAGCACTTAAAAAACTTGGTGCTGAATCTGTTACTTTTGAAAATACAGATGGAAAAAAGGAATCACATCCTGTTAATGAATTTTTAAGAAAATTGAATCCGCTTCGTTGGAAACTTGCTAAAGCTCATAAATCTATAGCAGGCCACATAATGGGTGACGAATAAAATTATCATAAAGACATGACTAGAGATGAATTAATTGAAATGGTGAATGCTGAGGTTACAGGAAGTGGTTCCTTGCCTTATTCAGTTCCTCCTAGGGAATCTGAACGTATCGTCAATCAAGCTCTTAATTGGTTTTACGCAAATTACGGACCTGCTGTTGAAACACAGTATTATGTAATTGAAAAATCCTGGTTTCAAGACGCGGAATTTAAAAAGACAAGAAGTATTCTCTTGCCTGACTGTGTTGTGTCAATTACCGAATGTAAAGAAATTAGTGGAGGGGGACGTTTGGGAACAATTGACCGTGACTTTTCTGACAACCGTTTACTTGCTGCTGAGATTTATCTTGCACCTTTTGCTTCCGATGATTTAGTTTTAAGAACTGCTCAATATTCATATTGGGATTTAACTAAAGCTTTTATTCTTGAAAAGGTACGTTTTGATTTTAATAGAAATACTCATCGTTTAAAAATTACAGGTCGTAACCCAAAGAAAAACGTTTTCATTGACACACTTGTAAAAATTGAAGAAAATAAATTATATGATGATTGGTTTTTTCAAAGATGGGTTACCGCTCAAACAAAAATCTCATTATCAAATATCATTGGATTCTTTCAGTTTAACTTGCCCGGCGGAATTGCTGTTAATGCTGATGGCTTAAGGGATGATGGTAAAGAAGAAATTGAACAAATTAAACAAAAAATAGATGACGAGAACTCACCAGATTGGTTCTACATCTTCCATTAATAAATTATGTTAAAAGAAATTTATTGCCGAAACGAAAACGATCCTAAATATGTTAACACTATATTAGAAACGACAGATGCAATAGAAGCACTTCTAACAAAATTACGTATGATCCTCTTTACAGCAAGAGGTGAAGTCCTTGGCTACCCTAATTTAGGCCTAGATCTTGATTCTATGTTGTTTGAGTTAAATTACTCAGGATTCCAAATCCAACGTGACTTTTATGCGCAAATTGCGCAATATTGTCCTGAAGCTAAAAATTATAAAATAAATATTGAAGTCAATTTCGTACCGGGAAGTGTTAGGGATATCTGCTACATAGATATATACATAGACGGTACAAAGTATCTAGGTGTCGTCGCAAAATAAGACATCAGAAATGGCATTAGAAATTTTTAAGTATAACAGGATTCGTTTTGACCAACTTTATCAAGACGCTAAAGATTACCTCACAAATAAATTTTTACAAGTTGGGGATGTGTTCTCTCCAGCCAGTGCATACGGTCAGCTTTTAGGCGTAATAATTGATTTAGGTAAACTTATCTTTTATTATGTTGAAGACAGTATTACTGAATTAAACATCTACACGGCAACTCGAGATTCATCAATCCGAAGTCTTGCCAGAATCGCTGGGCATAACCCAACGCGAGCAATTGCCGCATCAGGTACAGTTACAATATCTTATAACGGTAACCCAATTGACATGTATGGCAATACAGCAATCATCCCTAATTATACAAGAATCATTAATAATGCTACAGGTTTAACATATACCGTTATTGCTGATAGTGAAGACATAAGAGTTCAACTTAGTGGTTCAACTACGATTGAAACTAAATTACTACAAGGAATTGTTGAAGCCCAAACTGTTACAGGAACAGGCTCTGCCTTACAATCATATAACATAAATGTAAAAAGAGGATCACAAGTTGATAACTTCTTTGTGTATGTTTATGTAAATGGAGAAAAGTGGCAAACATATGACTCTATTTACGATATGCCATACGAAAAGAAAGGCGTTGTTATTAAGACAGGTATTAATGCAGGAATTGACTTGTACTTTGGAAATGGTTTCTTTGGAGCAATTCCTGATTTAGGATCTTCTATTAGAGTAGAGTACTTATCAACAAGTGGAAATGCAGGAAATATTCTTGAAGGAGAAACAACACAATTTGCTTTTGTTGATGATGTTTATGATTTAGCAGGTAACGTTATTGCTATTAATGATGCTGTTAAATTAAACATTAATAAGCCTATCATATTTGGTTCTGACGCTGAACCTATTTACTTAACAAGAATTCTTGCTCCAAAAACAAGTAGAGCATACGTTTTAGCAAATTCTGATTCTTATGTTTATTTCTTAGAAAAATTCAACATCTTTAGTGTAATTGATGCTTTTAATACATTTGACGATAATGACTTAAGTGACGATAATGTTGTTTACTTATTTTTAATACCTGATGTAAATAAAAGAAAGCCGTCAAACGCTGATTACTTTACTGTTCCCGTTAACTTATTTTCATTATCAGACGCAGAGAAAAATAAAGTATATGATTTTATTGAACAAAGTGGACAAAAGATTATCACAACAGTTGTAAAAATCGTTGACCCTATCGTTAAGAAATATGTTCTTAACATAAACATTACTGCATATGAAGGATACAGCAAAGATAATGTAAGACAGCAGATCATTTCTAAATGCAGTGATTATTTCTTAAAGAATCGTCGTAGAGACCGTATAACTAAATAAGATCTGATCTCTATCATTGAAAACATCCGAGGGGAAGAGTCCGTG